TGCTCTTGGGTAGCTGATAATCCTCGTAAACAATTATTAAGAGCGTACAAAGAAGATGGTAAAACAAAATACAAACCTGTCATTGGTGAGCTGTGGATCTAGTTTAGATCCATTCTTTTAATTTTTCACCCATAACTTCAGACGCAATATTAATCTTATCACGTAAAGCTTTTACAATCTTTTCATCAACTGTATCTTCAGCGATGATATCAATATATGTTACAGTTTTTTTCTGACCTATACGGTGTGCTCTATCTTCTGATTGTAGTCTTTTCTCTAAATCATAACCATTAGAATAATAAATTACAGTGTTTGCTTGTGTAAGTGTAATACCATAACCACCTGTTTGTGGTGTACCTATCAAGAACCTACACTCTGGATCAGTTTGAAAACGTTTAATATTTTCTTGTCTTATCTTGAAGATCTTACAGGAATTAAAGGTCTAAAAGGTGATCCTAATTTTGCAGGTGGGGGAGCACATCGAATATCAACAGGTGGTAAATTATCATTACATGTTGATTTCAATATTCATCCACAAACAAATCATTTTCGTGTCTTAAATTTATTATTATATTTGAATCCAAATTGGATGCGTGAGTGGGAGGGATGTCTAGAATTGTGGGATATGGATAGTAAGAAATGTGCTAAAAAGATTGAACCAATATTCAATCGAGCAGTTATTTTTACATTGTCGGATAAATCAGTTCATGGACATCCGATACCTTTAAAAACACCACCGAATATTGAAAGATATTCATTAGCATTGTACTACTACATTGAACAACCAAATCAAGAATACTATGAACGCAGGGCGGTTGTCTGGCATGACTTTTAAACACGTTGATATAGAATTACCACATCTAGATCGAGAAACTATAGATGGTGTAAGATACTATAAAATACCTGATGAGGAAGAACTATTAAAGTTAGTTTCGATTACATCTATCACCAGTCATTATAATAAACAAATTTTTATTGATTGGAGAAAGAGAGTTGGAACTGAGACAGCAGACAAAATTACTAAAGCAGCTACATCTCGTGGAACAGATATGCATACACTTACTGAGCATTATCTGAAGAATGATGAGAAGCTACCTGAAGTGCAACCACTATCAGATTTTTTATTTAAGATATCGAAACCAGAATTAAATAAAATTGATAATATTCACGCTCTGGAAGGTGCACTATATAGTAAACAATTAGGTATTGCTGGAACTGTTGACTGCATTGCAGATTATGATGGTGAGTTAGCAATAATAGACTTTAAAACATCTAAAAAACCTAAACCACGAGATTGGATTGAACATTATTTTGTTCAAGCAATGGGATATGGATGTATGCTGTATGAATTAAAAAACATATCAGTAAAAAAACTTGTAATCATTATGGCTTGTGAAAATGGAGAATGTGTCGTCTACGAAGAATACAACAAAGCAAAGTACATTAAACTGCTCGGAGAGTACATTAGGAAATTTGTTGCAGATAAACTGGAGCTCTATGGAACCAATCAATGAATTAGAGAAAGCTATTGAGAGTAAGTTTCTGACTCCTCAAAAATTTGCTATGGAGATTGAAAAGATTGTTGTGGAAGAAGAATTTAATTACATAGATGCAATATGTTACTATTGCGAAATTAACAGTCTTGAGATAGAATCAGTAACGAAACTCATATCAAAATCTTTAAAAGAAAGGTTGAAGTGGGATGCAACTCGTCTCAACTATATGAAAAAAACATCTAGAGCTAAATTACCTTTATAATGAAAAAGTCAGAACTGGTTCACTGGAGACTCCAAGCAATGTTACGAGAGAATAGTTTCAGTGATCTCAAGTATATTGGAGTCAAACCAGATAGTGTCGGAATCAACCAACACTGGTATAATATTAATGGTCATGAAGTCCCTGTGGACGCAATCGAAGAATTGGAATGTGAGGAAGTTGATGAAAGTGACACCATTTGAAACCTACCAAACATATCTTTCCGTAAAGAATCATTTTTCAAATCCGAAATATGATTACTTTAAATATGGTGGTAGGTCAAGAGCAAAGATAGCATCATTTAATAAAAGAAAAGATAAGTATTGGTTTGAAAAAACATCAAGAAAATATCCAGATAAAGAGATTGTAGAATTTTTAGTATCTAATTTTGTATCTGCTGATAATCCACAAAGTTTGTGGATTGGTGAGATCATGAACTCTGGTGAGAAAGTGTATTCTGAGTGGTCAAAAACTCAGCAGAGTTTAGGGTATATTTTTAAAGATAAGATTACTGATTTGTTAGACAACAACAATCTGGAGGAGTTGTTTGATTGTTCTAATGGTCATCCACTTCTGTTGAAGAAATATCTTGGTGGCGAACTTAACTTGGAGATACTTGTCATACTTGAACATATCTTTGGTTTTGTAAAAGACTTTGATAAGAAGTTGAATGATCCTGTGTGGGAAACCGTCAGTATGAAAATAAGGAAATATATTCCTTTCATAAATATAGATGTATTCCAATACAAGAAGGTTCTTAGAGAATTACTATGAGTGCTTTTTTTGACTCTGAAATCATCAAAGATGCTTTGGAGGATATCAATAAACTTCAAGAAGATGTTTATGGAAAACTCGTCCATTTTCATATGATGACTTATGATGAGCAAATAGATCATGTAAGCAAACTAACAGAATTGTTAGATAAGCAGCGTATCATGTATACTAGATTATCATTATCAGATGATCCAGATGCAGTTATTATGAAAGAAAGTTTGAACAAAACAGTTACCATGATGGGGTATCCCGAAGGAACTGATATTGCTGTATTATTCAAAAATATGCATGCTACTATTGACGCACTGAAAGAGTTTCTCGAAACATAAATAGCTAGTTACACTAGTTACTTTATGTATCATAAACACGATCAAATTTCAATCCACCGTAATCCACTCAGAGAATACTCAACACCTCTTAAAAGAGAAGAGTACAAAAGTCCCAAATATCATCAGATCCGCATTTATTTCAAATGTGAACGAAAAGTTGACTGAAGAGGACTTTTCTGATATAATCTAAATATCCCCCGAATCCAAATTAATCCGAGGTAATCTAAATGTCATTCGCAGACTTAAAAAAACAATCCAAATTAGGTTCTTTGACCGCTAAATTAGTGAAGCAGGTCGAGAAGATGAATAATAATGGAGGCTCAGGCGATGAGCGTCTATGGAAACTAGACGTTGATAAGTCAGGTAACGGTTATGCTGTTATCAGATTTTTACCTGCACCAAATGGTGAAGATCTACCATTTGTAAAATTATATTCACATGCCTTCCAAGGACCTGGTGGTTGGTATATTGAAAACTCTCTGACTTCACTAGGTCAGAAAGACCCAGTATCCGAATACAACACATCTTTGTGGAATAACGGTACAGATGCTGGAAAAGAGTTAGCAAGAAAGCAAAAGCGTAAACTAACTTACATTTCCAACATATATGTTGTGAAGGATCCTGCAAATCCAGATAATGAAGGGAAAGTATTCCTATTCAAGTATGGTAAGAAAATCTTTGATAAACTTACTGCTGCGATGCAACCTGAGTTTGAAGACGAAGAAGCAATCGACCCATTTGATTTCTGGCAGGGTGCTAACTTCAAGTTGAAGGCAAAGAATGTAGCAGGTTACAGAAACTATGATAGTTCTGAGTTCGCTGCACCTAGTCCTATCCTAGATGATGACGATGCTCTTGAAGCATTATGGAAGAAGCAGTTCTCCCTTGCTGAGTTGGTCGCTGCAGATCAGTTCAAGTCATATGAAGAATTGAAGAAGCGTCTTGGTTACGTTCTTGGAAATGCTGCACCTCGTCAAGATGCAGAAGTTGAAGATGAAGTTGAACTCATCGAAAGAGAAAGAGCAGAGCAAGTTGTTACTGCTGCTACTACATCTACCTCAGCACCAGTCACTGTTGCTGCAGAATCAGATGAAGATGATACTCTTTCATACTTTGCTAGACTTGCTGAAGAGTGAGATACAATCAACTCTGTCTAACATTGTTAGTCATAGCAGCATATTTAAATTTACTACTTAAGTAAAATCAGACCGTAGAGAAATCTACGGTTTTTTAATTTGGAGAAGTATTTCTTGTATTTTCAGTTCTTACCACTCTATTGGAAATATATTGTGATGATTTTGTATATCTCATAATTCTCTTCATATCAGTTATGAATAATTGTAGATAATTTGGTCGTAATAATATAATATTTCTTTTATCTTCGTTAATATTTGATTCATGCTCATAATTTGTAACACCACCAACAGGATTTAATGTTGCTGTTGAAGAAGTAGGATCTGGTATTGTAAAATTAGAATCAACTACTTTACCTTTAGGAAGATACACTTTACCATTAGAATCTTTAACCTCTTTAGTCACATAGTAACGTATCTCATTTAAGTCTTTACCATATTTGTAAAGTGAATAATCGTATATCTCTTTACTTGTAAGTGGCCATTCATCTCTTATATTCACTATACCTGCTGTATGAATAACAACCCAATCAAAATTAGAACTTCCGTATAATTGATCTGCAACTTGGTCAGGTCTAAATCCATCTTTAATATAATAGTTTTGAAATAGGGTTGTATTTCTTTTAAGATCATCACGAAGTTTTACTCTACGAAATAAATTTTTTACCTCAACATATTCATCTGATGATGATCTCGTAGAAAAAGGAGATTGATATTGTATTGTAGGTAATTCTCTGAAATAAGACATTAGAATCCAACTCCCTTTGTTCCATCGTAATCCTCTTTGAAGAGTGGATTAATCTCTTTAAATTGTAAATCAAGAGTCATGTGAGTGGGGGTTCCATCATAGAATGATGAATAAGATCCACTCGCTGAATAATTAACTTTCATATCACTTAACACTGTTGGTAAGAATTTATTTAAGAAGGGATGATCATCACCACCTTTTTTATACTTCAGTTGAAAAATTCTTGGTGCTTGAATGAATACTCCATTAGCATTTCCTTGTGCATTAGTTCTAGATGGAGCCATTGCTATCTTTAAAGTTCTTATAATTTTCATAACCATTTTTCCTTCCTGACTATTCCTTGGAAAGAATTGAAACTGAAATGGAAACACTCTCAAACCAACTCCTTGAAATAATAATTCTAGATTTGGATTTAGAATCTGACCACTTGCTCTTGATATAACTGCATCAGCACTTACATTACCACCAAAAGCACCAATCGCTGTTCCTGATAATGCAGCTGCAATACCCTGTTGCGTATCTCCGTCTAAACCATTTGTTCCAAGAGAGTCAAAAGTATTCTTAAAAGCATCTTTTATTTTTGAGACTTCTCCTTGAATCGCTGCACTTGCACCAGCAAGTCCCGCTGCTTCGATAGGGTTAAGTCTAGATTCACCGTACTGAACTCCTGCGGTATCAGTTATATTTCTTGGAATAGGCAAATTTATTA